TGATCCATCTGATTGATTGACTATTTTAATTACGACACGATTGTCGTTTTGTTGTAGGATTGTCGGTCCTGTTACTACGTCTGCCATGTTCCCTCCTTAATCAAGAACTGTGGGGCCGAAGCCCCACTAAAAATTAATTTATGCTAGTACCAAACCAACAAAAGTTAGTCTGATTACAGTGGCACTACCCGGATCTCCACTTACTACTACTTCTACTTCGTCAGCAGTTGTAGTTGCACCTGTTAATCCTGTAATACCTCTAACACCATTACAACCAAACACACCTTTAAATCCAGTTGCATTTACTGCTACTGCAATACCGTCTGTATATGAATCTGTATTTCCATCATCACCAATATCAACTAAGTTGACGTTGTTTGTTGATGCTGTAACTACATCAAGAGAAACACACATTGGAATAAAGTTCGCAGGCATACCTATCGCTGCTTCTTTACCAGTTGTTGCACCATTAGCTATAGTAATACTTGCTTGATATGTTTGTAAAGTTGCAGTGTTAGTAGCTGCTGCATTTAATAATAGTGAACCTGCTGAATTGCTTGAAGCATCACCAGTTGCTACACTATTTAAAGTTGCGTGTTCTGTAACCGTACCTGTACTTGTATTTTTAGTTACTACTTTGTGACCAGCTTCTGATCTTACTGGACCACTAAAAGTTGAGTTTGCCATTTTAAACCTCCTTGGTTATATAGACCTTACCACATAGTCTCTATATCGTCTGCATAAGCAGTCTATGTAGTTATTCTATTTATGTATACAGTTTTAAATGAGATTTGCAATAAGAATGGGCGTANTNANTACGCCCATTCTATAAGTTTTNTTATGCTCCTGGTGAGCCGAAAATACCTCTAGGGTCTGAGAATCCAAATGAATATCTCTCTCTAGCTTTGTATCTTACGTTACCAGTATCAAAATCACCTTCCATTGAAGTTTTAATCGGTGAACGATTAAAATGCTTCAGACCGTTTGGTGCATCTGTCTTTAAGAAGAATGCGTCGGTATCAGTTAAGTAATGATTTATAACGTATCCGCCAGGGATCATTCCCATGTTACCGATAGCGTTAAGATCATTATCTGATGTGCCAACTCTTAATTGACTCTTCATAAGTCTTTCTGCAACAAACTGAAGATTGACCGGAATGATCATCTTAGTAGGTTTTACTGCTACTTTTAAACCACGATTGTCAATAAAGCCTGCGATGTCAATTAATGACTGCTCTAATGATGTTTCGTTTAAATCAGCAGATGTTGATAGTTCGTTAGCGTAGTTACCACCTGACACTGTTAAGTGTGCAGTTGAACAAAGTTCAACACCGTCACCGCCTGTGAAAGAAGAGTTAAAAGCATTGTTTAAAATGTTTGCACCCTTAATTTCTTTAGCGTTAGACATTGAACGTGCTAGAGCTTTTGTGTATCTAGAGCTAAGGCTATCGTAAAGGTTATCCTCTACTGCTTCCTCAGTGATCGCAAATGCTAAAGCAATTGTTTCATGTGTGTAGCGACTAGTGTGAGCTTCTGTAGCATCGTCAAATTGTACGCCTGCTCCTTCAGCTTTCACTGGTGCTGAACCGAACCCAGATAATTCGACTTCTTCTTCAAAAGCTCTGTCTGAACTTTCGACATCAAATATCTGTGCCCATTCCTGCTCGTATCTTGCATATTCTAGACCGAATAATGCATTAAGACCAGGTTCCAACTCTTTGACAAGTTGACTTCTTGATATAGCCATCTATTAGTCCTTCCTATTAGATACCAGCAGTATTAGCATAATGAAGACCTTCGTTAATTCTAACGAGATAGTTTCCATTTGCGCTTGCTGTGTCATTGTTTACTTCAGTTGTACAAACATCTACGATTCTAAACTGTGCTGTAGCAGCAGTAATTGAACTTGAATCTAGCTCTTGCTTTGAACGTCCTGTTGCTGTGCTACCTGCGTGAGTAGATACTAAATCAGCATTAGAACCTCTATTGGCAGGCCATGAGGCTCCAATATTTGTGCTATCTTCTTGTGCTTCGTAGACCACGTTTGGGTCGTCTATTACAAAGGCTACTGCATCAGTTGCTACTGTGCTAGCAGGCCAGTGTTTTGAGAATGTAGGTTCTCCTGCGGAATTAGTAAAAAAACATCCGTTGAATACGCCTATTAAGTTAGTAGCTGCTGCTGCTCCAACGGTTACTGTACCGTCAGTGTGCAATTCAACTGCATCGCCTGTAAATATATTTGTATTATATTCACTTGCAATTCCATAACTTGTTTGGCCACCATTAAATGCTGCTCCACCAATCATCTTTGCAGGTCTAAACCCGAAAGGGGCATCGTTATTTGCCATGGTTAAGTCCTCCTATAAAACCAGTTAGGTTTTTATTGTTGTTATAAGTTATAGTGATAGGAGGCATTTTAAGAATTACTTCTTATTTCCTCTACCACCACCAAAAGTAACCCTACTATTCCTTTCAGAAGAGATGGGCATACTTCGATGCTGCTCTTTAAAAAGATTATTATCAACAGCTTCTTCTTGAGTTTTTGTCTGTTCGGCAAAATACTCTGCTCTTGATTCAACAATCTCGTTAGGTATACGAGCAAGCACTAATCCACCTACACCTATAATTCCTGCATGCGAGCCATTATCAATAGTTGGAGCGGCAAAGTCTGGGTATTCGTCAGCTCGAACTAGCTCAAAACCTTCTCTTAGTCTTGCGGCCATGTTCTTCCTGTCGTCTGTACCTAGAGTCTCTGCTCTAATCCACCTATGTTTAAATCCTGGCGGTGCTTCAGGCGCTTCTAAGCTTGATGGTGGGCGCCAAGGTTGATTTCTCTTTGTTTTTTCACGAGAATTATCAGTGCGTGAGGTCTTCTTGGTTGTATTATCTTCCATTGCTATTACTCCTTCACGTATTTAGCGTATTCTTCCAGAGGTACTCCAAGTCTTTTGGCGATATGAACTTGGCTCGGGGTCAGTCTAACTGTTTTGCGTCCAGATGATTGCGCTGTTGAGCGACCAGCAGATGCTACAGATTGGACGGGTTTTGTAGCGCCTGTGTTTTGAACCCCATCAAATTTATGGGGAAACTCTTTTCTCATCCTAGAATCAATCTCAGAATAATAATCATCTGAGTTTGGATCAAAGCCTTCTTCAACTACTTTTTTATGGACACCAAAACTAGCATAAGTCATTGCTTCGTCTTGACCAAACCAAGTGTTTTTCTCGGCCCAGGCTTCTGCCTTAGGATCTTTACGTTTAAGAGGTTGTTCAACAGGTATTTCTTGTTGAATTTCCTCTTCTTTAGAAACTTTCCTAGCTTCAGTTGTAGCTAAAACCCTTTGATTGTCAATAGCTAAGTTAGCGAGAGACGCCTGTGCTGACACTTGTGCTTCAACATCATTAGACTCAATTGCTCTTTGTAAGTCATCCTTGACTTTAGCTGTTTCAATCTCTGTTCTAGCTTTATACTCATCAATATAGCTATCATCTATACTGTTTTTTTCAGCTTTTAACTTTTTGTTTTCTTCTGCAACACGCTTTGCGTATTTAAAAGAAGCTTCTTCTCGTCTTTCAGTCTCACGAAGTTTTCCTGTAAGTTTAGCTATTCTAGTTTTAACTTTATCACTATAATCTTCTAACTCACCTTCTTTGGCTTGTGGTTCTTGTATCTCTACTTCAGGCTTATCATCTTGTTTTACTTCAACATCAACGTTATCACCTTCTGTAGGAACATTAACTACAGGCTCTTCGAATGTCGTATTTATTGCTTGTTCAGGCATGGTTCCTCCATGTTAATATAAATGCAGTATATCCTCAGGATTACTGATTGTTGCTAAAATTTCGTCATCATTTAAAATACGAATTTCTCCACCTTCAATTTGAAGACGAGAACCTGCATATCTACCAAAGATAACCCAGTCTTTCTCTTTACACCACGGACCTTCCGGGAATTTGTTTAAATCTTTATAAGCATCAGGACCCACTGCTAATACATAACCACATGTAGTAGTTACTGATTGCATTTCTACTGTTTGATCTGATAAAATAATACCACCTTTAGATTTACCTGTACCTTTGTAAGGTAATATAATTATTCTCCAACCTGTTGGTTTAGGTAGCTTATCTTTTATATTTTCGGGATCTAATTGTTTTTGTTTGACTTCTTCAGTCGCACCTTTATCAAAGTTTAAAACTCTGTCAGGTATCTTTGTGCTCTTCGACATTTATTCTCCTTTTTTGCAAGAAATCTTGTGTTTCTTGTTCAATATAATCTAATGACTTTAACTGTCCTATTAGATTACTATAAGTATTATAGTCTTGAGCACCACCTGTCAAGATAACTTCGCTGATATCTTGTCTCTTATTTCTAATGGTTTTGTTTATAAATTCTAATAATTCTATTGGATCCATATGTTACTTTTTAAATAATTTTGCAGCTCCTTGTGCACCTTTTATTCCAAAACTTGCACTTATAGCAATGTATAATAAATTGTGGTAATACGATGGTAAATCCTGTAAGGCAACAAAGCCTTTATGAATGTGTTCTTGCCAAGGTGTGAATACTAGCACGGCAGGTAAAAGTAACACTACTAAACTTACCTCGTCTTTCCACGACCCTTTCATCTGATCTACTGCCGAAGCCTCCCAAGCAACTTTGCCTGCGATTTGATCTTCTTTTAACTTCTGAGTTGCTTTTATAGTTGTAAGTTTTAATTCTGTCTTAGCTTTTTTAGTTTCTATATATCCACTGACGGCGTTGCTAGCAACGCCTATCAATGGCTTTAATAAAAGGGATAGCATTTAGCTAATAACTTTAGATAAAATAATTATAGCAACTACAGCAACCACACCAGCTTTAATCCAGTCTGACATACCCCAATCGTTCCATTCTTTTATCCATCCCCAA